GACAGATTTCCTAAATAGCTTTGAAAAAACAATTAAAGACGTTTCTAAGAAACATAATGTAATGAATAAGGATGTTATGAATTACTTTGAGAAAGAAATGTTAACGATCTAGGAGAAGACTAAATGGCGTTAGTTCTACAGACAATTAGTGACAGTGATTTTGAACACACAGTAAAAGTCACCACTACGGGTACGACCAGTACAGCTGTTATTGCAGATGTCTCTGAACTCAAAGGCGATGCTACTAACCCACGTGTTTCAATTGTAGGCGTTACATGGTCAGTCGGGTCTGTTACCAATATTGAGTGGAACGCCGATTCAAATGTCGTTGCACTATCTTTAACTGGAAACGGTTCTTGGACAAATATATCTATACCTAATAATGCCGGCACTGGAGTTAACGGTGATGTTCACCTTTCAACCGCTGGGGCTTCTGTTGGAACTGTTATACTACACCTTAGAAAAGTATCTGGATGGGATAATATCGTATAATGCTTAACGCACACACACATACAGAAATAGATAAGGCAGTTATTCGCAGCCAACATACTCAGCGAAACTGGGATTTGAATCAAAACATTCCGAAGGCTGATATTAAGACACTACTACATGCAGTAACTAATTGTCCTAGTAAACAAAATATTGCATTTTACAAGGTACACTTTATTCAAGACCGTGACATAATTGAAGAAATTCATGAGAACACTTACGGTTTCGGAACAACTAAAGGCCGAAAAGGTGCTGATTATGACGCTAGTGAGGTTCGTGAGACGGAGACAAATCCGCAGACCCTAGCTAATTTATTGGTGATTTTTGAAGACTATAATTATTTAAACCACTTAGAAGGTGACATTCACAGAAATCAGGCAACTAGAGAGTATGTAATGAATGGTAAGTTGAGTGATGACCGACAGGCTGAACTTGACAGAGATAAACAGATTGCAGTAGGTATTGCTTCTGGGTATCTTAACTTAACTGCTTCTTTGATGGGATACAAGACAGGGTGCTGTCAGTGTATGGATCAAAAGGCAATACAAAATATTGCTTTACTGGAAGAGAAACCCATTCTGTTGATGGGCGTAGGATTTCCCCAAAAGGGTGTAAGTCGGCGTCAACATCACGTAAGGGATTTCAATTTCGTAACAAAGAAAAAACAACCTATCAAATATAAGATATGGGATTGAACTTAGGAAGAGTGCTATGGAAAACGTAAAATTATTTTCTGAACAAGTCGAAGAAGTAGAATACATTACCGAAGCCAATGACAGCGGCGGTAAGAACTACAAGATTCGGGGCATTTTTCTACAGGCGGACATTAAAAACCGTAACGGACGTATATATCCAATGGAAGTTCTTGAAAAAGAAGTCGGTAAGTATAATAAAAACTTTATCGGCGAGAAAAGGGCATATGGGGAGCTCGGACACCCAGACGGCCCAACAGTGAATTTAGAAAGAGTTTCACACCTAACTACAAGCTTAGAGCGAGATGGAAAGAATTTCATAGGGGAGGCGAAGATTATGAAGACCCCTATGGGAGAAATTGTGAAATCCCTTATGGATGAGGGATGTAAATTAGGTGTATCGAGTCGAGGGATGGGAAGTTTAGTTTCAAAGGGCGGTGCTAATTACGTCAAGGATGATTTTTACCTTGCTACTGCTGCTGATATTGTTGCTGATCCTTCCGCACCAAATGCCTTTGTTGAAGGTGTTATGGAAGGAAAAGAGTGGGTATGGCAGAATGGCGCACTAATTGAATCTCATCTTATCGAATTAAAGCAGAAATTCGATGTAAAACAGCGGAATCGTAACGCAAACGTGGAGGCTTTGGAGTTTGCAAAGTTTCTTAAAAGACTATAATTTATAAATAAATATTACAAAGAGAAGGAGACATCCTATGTCCGACGAAATTGAACAAACCATTGAGGAACTTGAAGCGGAAGTCCTTGCAGAACTAGAGGAAGCATCAGAAAAACCTCTGGGTAAAGCAATTGACTTAGGCCTAGGTTCTAATAATGCTGACGAAACAGTCAGTAACGCTAAGAAACCAGCACCGAAAGTTGCTGGTGCCGACAACGCAGAGTCAGTTGAGGGCGAGAAAGCTCAAGACCTCGGCGGTGCGAAACCAGAAGCTAGTGTAGAAAAAGGCGCTGACGAAGACCGATCTGAGAAAGAGATTGGTAAGAAGGCATCTGCTAAAGCTTCCGCAACGAAAGACGCCCAGAATAAGGGTGCAAAACAGGAGCCTAAAGTGAAACAAGGAAGTTCAGGCGAAGCTACGCCAGGCGAAAGCCAGAAACTTGCAGCGTCTCATGTTCCCGAAGGAGACGAGGTTCTTGAAGAAGCACCAAAACTTACTAAGGCGCAACACATTGAGAACATTGCAAAGATGAAGAAAGGCGACATCGAAGAGATGCTTGCTGCTCATACATCTAAACTTGCTGAAGCAGACAATGCAGAGTCCGAAGAGGAACTTGCTAAACTTAAAGCTGCTAAGGAAGAGATTGAAGAAAAAATTAAAAATATCAATGTCAAAGAAGATGTTGATGCACTTGTTGACGGGGAAGACCTGTCAGAAGAGTTTAAAGCAAAAGCTGCAACTATCTTTGAGGCCGCTGTCAAATCAAAAATTCGCTCAGAAGTAGAACGTATTGTTGAAGAGTCAGCTTCTCAAAAGGATGCAGAGGTAGATACCTTTAAGGAAGAAATGACTGACAAGGTTGATACATATCTAAATTACGTAGTGGAAGAATGGACGAAGGAAAATGAGTTGGCAATCGAACGTGGCCTAAAGGGCGAGATTGCAGAAGACTTTATTTCTGGACTGAAACAGTTATTTGAAGACCATTACATCGATGTGCCTGATGAGAAATATGACGTTCTCGAAGCACAGAGTGAAAAGATTTCTGAACTAGAAAGTCGTTTGAATGAGGAGATTGAAAAGAATGTTCAGTCTTCCACGAAGACTAACGATCTAGTTCGTGAAAGTGTCATTTCTGAAGTTTCCGTGGATTTGGCAGATACCGAAATTGAAAAGTTTAAGTCCCTTACCGCTGATGTTGAGTTTACTAGTGAAGAGGCTTTCAAAGAGAAACTTAATACTCTCAAAGAAAGTTATTTCCCTAAACAGGATCAGGCAAGTGACGTAACTACTCTAAATTATGAGGAAGAAAGCACCGCTCAGGACATTGATACGACAGATAGTATGCGTAAGTATATGTCTGCTATCAGTCGTGATCAAAAGGCGAGTGCATAATATTATTATAACAGATGTAAAATAAAGGAGAAACTAATGTTTCAGACAGAACATCTTCAAGAAAAGTGGCAGCCAGTCCTAGAACACCCCGATCTTCCAAAGATTGAGGATTCTTACAAGCGTGCTGTTACTACTCTAATTCTAGAGAACCAAGAAAAGGCTATGCGAGAGGACGCTTCGTACCTCTCAGAAACTGCTCCTGTTAACGCCATGTCTGGCGGACAGATGGACACTTGGGATCCAATTTTGATCTCTTTGGTTCGTCGTGCAATGCCAAACCTAATCGCTTATGACGTTTGTGGTGTACAGCCAATGACGGGCCCAACTGGTCTGATCTTTGCTATGCGTTCTTCGTTCATCTCACAAGATGGCGCAGAAGCACTCGTTGATGAGTCAATGCCCGATATCTCTAACCAAAATGCTGCCAGTACTATCGGTGGTGGTGATGTTGGTGCTACAGAAACTAACCCTGCTGTTCTTAATGACAGTCCTTCTGCTGGTACGTATGTAAGTGCTACTGGTATGACGACTGCTCAGGCTGAAGCACTGGGTGATTCTGGTGCAAATGCTTTCGGTCAGATGGCCTTCAGCATCGAGAAGTCCACGGTTACTGCTGTTACACGTGCCCTTAAAGCCGAGTACACAATGGAACTTGCACAGGATTTGAAAGCAATTCATGGTCTAGACGCTGAAACTGAGTTGGCAAACATTTTGTCTTCTGAGATTCTTGCTGAAATCAACCGTGAAGTTGTTCGTTCGCTTTATGTTACTGCTGTTGCAGGCGCACAGGTTAATACGACAACTGCTGGTATCTTTGATCTTGACACCGACTCTAATGGTCGTTGGTCAGTTGAGAAGTTTAAAGGTCTTATGTTCGCTATCGAACGTGATGCCAATGCGATTGGTCAACAGACTCGTCGTGGTAAGGGTAACATGTTGATTGTATCTGCTGACGTTGCAAGTGCATTGAACATGGCTGGTGTACTAGATTACACTCCTGCTCTTAATAACAACTTGAATGTAGATGATACGTCTACTACGTTCGCTGGTGTTATGAATGGTCGTTTCAAGGTTTATGTTGATCCGTATTCTGCCAATGTTGCTGCTAGTCAGTATTATGTTTGTGGTTACAAAGGTTCTTCGCCTTATGACGCTGGTTTCTTCTACTGCCCTTACGTGCCTCTTCAGATGGTTCGTGCGGTTGGTGAAAATTCCTTCCAACCTAAGATTGGTTTTAAGACTCGTTATGGTCTTGCTGCTAATCCTTTCGCAGGCGCTGGTGCAGTTGCTGCTGGTGATACCGTTAATGCTAACGCATCACTTGACGCAAATACCAATGCTTGGTATCGTCGAGTTAAAGTTACTAACCTTATGTAAAATAGGGAAGTCCTACTTTAGAACTAGGGAGTGCCTTCGGGCGCTCCCTTTTTTTTGTCCCAAATGGTAAAACCGAATGTGGCACATGATGCTTCTTCATGTCTGTCAAATGTATAAATTTCACACTCCTTAGCAATCAAGAAGTCTAAGTATTCTTCCTCGTTCATACAAATTTTATCACCATCAAGAAGACGAAACATCTGGCAATCCTTACCAGAGATGTCACTTGCTATGTGATCAGTTGAAGTTTTTCCTGTCTGTGTCCACAGTACCGCATCAACAGCAGTTTTTCCTGCTGTTATGTACCACGGCAAACCACACCCAGTGAGTACTAAAAGGGTTAGTGACATAGTAATGATGAGGGGCATATGATATTATTTAGGCCTAAATATTTGTATGAGGTGGATATGTAGAATCTATAAGATATGGAAGAAGAAACGTGAAATTAAAAAACGTGATCCGTTTATATATGGTGGTTAAATGTTAATTGAAGATTTTGAGCATTGGAAGACTAAGAGCAACTATCGTAATGATTATGATGGCATGGACAGTCCAGACGCACCTTGGCCGCTAGGTCTAGGTTATCGACCACGGGGGTGGTGGAAAAATTATCCAATACAAGATTTTAATTATAAGTATAACTCTTGGGGTTTTAGAGGCCCAGAATATGAGCAGTACTTAGGTAAACAGGTCAACATATGTTTGGGTGACAGTTTTACTGTTAATATTGGAGGGCCGATAGAACACAGTTGGCCAACTCAGTTAGGGAAACTCTTATGGGATTTCCCTATTCTCAATTTGGGTATGGATGGCGCTGGAAACGATGCTATACGAATTGTATACGATAGGGCATGTAAATTGTTCGACGTTCAAAATGCATTTGTAATGCACAGTTATTTTCACAGAAGGTTTGAAGATAATAAATTTATACATCATAGAAACTGTCTTACTACAGATTGGCAGAACACCAAGCACCTCATAGAATCTATGGATGGTATGGATGCCTTCTGTGGGTTTATTCCAGATTGGTGTTACTCATATGAAGAGATGCACGTGGTAGACAACTCGCCTCACATGGCATATCCACATAATAAAGAAGAGTGGGTTAATAGAGATTACCACCACATGAATAAGAAACTTAACAAGAAGGTTGCAGAGCACTATTTCAATGAATTATCTCGTACTGACGCCGGACGGCGTAGGTAGTACTTATCTACAAAGGGCGATAACGGTTTACCTTAACGCCAACGGAGAAGATTACTACAACACACATGAACTTCTAAACGGGTTAGAGTTAGATTATAACAACAACCTGTATAAGAAGATGAAAGGATATTCTCAGTCTATAGAAGAGATTGTTGGAATGATCGAAAAAAATGAGGCTATGTTAGTTTCTAGACTCGCTCACTATCACGTTTTGGATAGACTTGCTGGAAAGGTGCCGAAACCACCAAAGGGAGTAATAAGTAGACCTATAGATATAGATATCTTAGAACGAAATAGGAGTGAAAATTATGATCTTTTATATGACGCTTGTAACGATCATTATGGAACTATCTTATGTTGTACACGTGATCCATTTGAGTACGCTTTAAGCTGGGGGATAAGAGACTTCACTGGCGTGTTGAATTGTTTTTCTTTGAAAGAGAAAGCAGATACGGTGAACTTTCACATGCCAATTGATCTGGAGTTCTTTCGATCCAAACTAGATCAATATAAGAATTATATGTTCTGGGTACATGAAAATTTTGAAGGCGCCAAAGAGGTTCAGTATGAAGATTTGGTTAATGATGTTGATCTAGTTTTGTATAATATAACCGACACAGACTATGATGTGAAGAGATGGTGGGGTACAACGCTTCAAGAATACAGTGTACAGATGTATCAATTGAGTTTAACTTACAACTATCGGCTTGGTTATTCTGATAAACTTCTAGAATACCAGAAGGCACTTGTGAGAGAAAACAAGTTGTATATGAACGGTATGCCCATTAAGATGAATACACTGAGAGAGAAAAGCGAAAAGGTGACTAATTTTTCATCATGTTTAGATGTCTACAATGATTGGGCAAAAGGTCATAATCACTTTGAACAGATAGATAATAATGAAATAATTAACAAGATGAAGATAGAGGATTCTATCTACCATAAATAGAAGTAGGAGAAATTAATGGCAGGCCCAGTAGATAGACAACCAACGAAGTTAGACTATGCAAGTCCAACTCAATTCAAATTTGGCATCCATCAGTTGCCGAAGGTGGAATTCTTTGTGACTGCTGTAACTTTACCAGACATAGCTTTGGATGCTGGAATCATGGAGACTCCATATAAAGACATTCCTATTGCTGGTACTAAAATGGTTTATGGTAATTTGGATGTTACCTTCCTCGCTGATGAATACTTGGAGAACTACACATCTCTATTTAATTGGATCACGGGTATCGGATTTCCAAGTAGCAGAAAACAGTTTGAAGAGTACAGGGATGTCACTAGTAACACGCCAGCAGAAGCTGGCAGTCAACCATTGGATCGTATAGGAAAGGCTAAACCAGATAGGGCAATGTATTCTGATGCTAACCTTATGATCCTATCTAATAAAAATAATCCTATCGTGGAGATAGATTTCGAAGATTTATTTCCAGTATCGTTAGGCGGGTTAACATATTCACAACAAGGCACTGATGTAGATTACATGACAATGCAAGCATCGTTCATGTATAAAATCTTCACTATCAGAGCTTTATAAATAGGACTGAGCAGAACTGTTTCACGAACTTTAACACTTCTCATTCATAGTCCGAACACTTGGACAATCTAGTAGATGAAAGTTAATAAACGGTAATGCTCAAACTTTTGA